CTTCGACGAATGTCAGGAGCTGCGATCGGGAATGGCATCGCAGCGCGGCATGTCGGCCAAAAGGCTGGCCGACATATCCAATCTGGTCCTCGGGCTGACGGCCACGCCGATCTACAATTGGGGCGTCGAGATCTTCAACGCCTACCAGATCATCCGTCCGGATGTGCTGGGTTCGCATACGGAGTTCCTGCGCGAATGGTGTGGCGGCACCGATCACATCCAGGATCCGAAGGCGCTCGGTACATTCCTGCGCGAACAGCATTGCTTCCTCCGGCGCACGCGTGAGGACGTGGGGCAGGAGCTGCCGCCGGTCAGCCGACTGATCGAGTTTGTGGATTATGACGAGCGCGAGCTGCGCTCCGTTGATGAGGTGGCCCACAATCTCGCGGTGCGCGCCACAACGGGTGTGTTCACGGAACGCGGCCAGGCAATGCGCGATCTCGATATGCTGGTCCGCCATGCGACCGGCGTGTCGAAGGCCAAGGCCGTTGCGCAGTTCATCCGCATCCTGGTGGAAGGTGGCGAGCGCGTGCTGGTGGCCGGATGGCACCGCGATGTCTACGACATTTGGAACAAGGAACTCTCAGATCTCGAGCCGTGCATGTACACCGGCAGCGAAAGTCCGGCCGAGAAGGAACGCCATCGCCAGCGCTTTATTAGCGGCGATCCGAAACCGATGTTCATGAGCCTGCGCTCGGGAGCGGGCCTGGACGATCTCCAGTACTATTGCTCGGTAGCGGTTGTCGGAGAACTCGATTGGTCTCCCGGCGTGCATCAGCAGTTCATCTGGCGTCTCGATCGCGACGGGCAGACCAAGCCTGTCAGCGTGTTCTTCTTGGTGACGAATGACGGTTCCGACCCGCCGATGATGGAGTTGAACGGCCTGAAGGCCAGCGAGGCATCTCAGATCGTCGATCCGCACCTTGGCGTAACGGTGGTCAACACCGACGACAGCAAATTGAAGGCGCTCGCGAAGGCATACCTGGCACGACGCGGCACGAAGAGCATTCTGACGCCTGATGAAATTTGCGACGATCAACGCGCGACGGGGGTTTTGTTATGATCCATCGGCCTCTCATTCCCCATGACGTCGATCTGCGCGTGTTTCGGACCATGCCGCTCGATGTCGTCGTGCTACGCGAAAGCGGATTTGCGGCGCGTGTGACAGATGCGGAGTTTCGCGCTGGAACAATGCTGTGGTGCGCCGCATGGCACCAGGTGCCGGCCGGGAGCGTTCCGGACGATGATTTCACGCTGGCAGGCCTTGCCGGGTTCGGCCGCGTAGTGGATGCCTGGAACAAGGTCCGCAAAGGTGCGCTTTACAACTTCACGGATGGCGGCAACGGACGGCTCTATCATTCGACCGTATGCCGTGTGGCGTTCTTCGATGCGTGGCTGCCGCGGCTGCGCTGGCTGTTCGAAGCCGAGGATGATCGCGCACGCAAGCACAACAAGGCCGTCAAAGACGGTCGTGTGGCCGGCGAGTTGCCGCGTCCGACGCAAGTCTCGTTCGTGCGCAAGAACTATCCGGCGAGCGCCGCCTATCTCGATGTGCTCGATCAGATGACGCCGCCGCTCGGGTGGACGCTGCTGCTCGACAAGCGCAAGCGCGAGCGCGTGGTGCTTCCGGAAAATCTCCCGGTTCCGCCGGAACCGCGTGAACGTCCGGGCGGAAGCGAAACTATTTCCGCAGGAATTCCAGCGGAAGCCATCGCGCCAGCGCGTATTCCGCGCGAGGTCGGAGGAGCGTTTCCGCTGGAAAACGCTCTTAATGGAAAGAGAAAGGGAGAGGAAACAGAAGAAAATACCCCCCCTAACCCCCCATGCCGGGGGGCTGTTGGTAGCAAAAAATCGTTGGCGGAACAACCACAAGAGGCAGGCGAAGGGCGTGCTGGGCCGGATTTTGCTCAGTTTCTCGCGGTTGGCGGCGAGCGATGGGCGCAAATGCGTTCCGACATCGCGAGGAAAATCTGGGCCGAACGGTTGGACGCTGGCGTCGAGCCAGCGCTGCTGGTGGCATGCGCCAAGGTTTACTTCGCATGGAGGGACCGCCAGGACCGCCAGGCCAATCGTAAAGGCGCCGTAGTCGGCCCGGCAACATTCCTGCGAACGCACTGGGAGGGAAATCGAGGCGATGCCGCGCTGCTGCTCGAATCTGAGGCGGCGGCCGCGGAAAACGCGGCGCGGACGGACGAGACGCTGGCCGCGACGATTGCCGAATTTGGCGACTATGCGGGCTTGGTGCGCCGTGCGGTTGGGCAGGATTTTGAGTGGTTTGCGGGCGCGCATTTGCGCCTAGAAGACAATTACGCGGTGATCGAAGCGCCCAGCAAGCTGTCGCTGTCGAAGATTAGCGGCGTGCCGCTGCAAATGATCGTGATGGAAGGCGTGTTCGGCGGCAGATCGGTGCGCGTCGAGATGGCGAAGCCATGAGGTATATGCCTATCGAGGCCGTTCTGGCCTGGGCTTACCATGACCAGATGGTGCACGCGGCGCGACCGTCCGGGACGCCGGTAGAGCTTGGAGACAGCGCGCGTCGCCCACGCCTGGCTGTGGTGGAATTTGGCGCGGACGCGATCGATGAATCCGCCCATGTCGACTTCGAGGCGCATCCCGATGCCTATATCGTTCATCGCGCGGTGTCGGCGCTTAAGGCTATTCGATGCGAACGAACCGCCGACGAGATTGAGATGCTGACGTCTCGGCGGCTGGTGGAGCAAGAAGTCCGGGCTGATGGCAAGGCGGTGGAACTGTCGTATCGGACCCGGCGTGCCGACGGCTCAGCGTCGATCGAACGGATCGCTGGCCTCACGAATACTGAAATCCATCAAGCGCTGGCAGCCATGCCGGCCATCGTCGTGCGTCCGCGCGATCTCGTTTTCCACCATGCGCAGAGGCGGTCGCGTCCCGACCCGATTCGCGATCCGATCTATTGTTATGATCGCGGTGCCACGTTTTTTGCGGACCGCGGGCGCCGTTGGGGGTGGACGATGTTGCTCTGGAATGGTGACGATCCGCTGCAAGTTGTCGCAGCGCGGCGGCAGTATGCGGTGTGGTGGCAGGCGCTTCGCGGCCTTAAGAGCCGACTCTCTGGCGCGCTAATCTCGATCACGATCACGGAAGAGATGCCGCCGGACCCTCAACCCGTTGGATGTGCTTGACTGCGACAGAAGCTTGACTAATGTTCACCACGTTGAAGTGCGCCCGCAAGTCGAAAGGCTTGGCGGGCGCTTCTGTTTGGGAGTGCTTCGATGCCGGAGATGCCTCCCACCCATCGCCGTAGTGGCGGGACGACGGCAAGCGTCGAGCGGATTTACGACCGAGAGCGCGGCAGTGCGACGGGACGCGGCTATAACCGGCAGTGGTCGAACGCGGCCAGGGTCTACCGCGCCGAGCATCCGCTCTGCGAGTACTGTGAACTGGACGGTCGTGTCGTTACGGCATCGTTGGTCGACCACCTCTACCCGCACCGCGGCGACCGTAGAATTTTCTGGCTGAGCAAGTTGTGGGTTGCGTCCTGTACCGAGTGCCATTCGGTCTGGAAACAACAGCTAGAGCGGCGGGGCACCGCGGCGCTCGATATTCTAGCGAGGCGTCTTGGCAGGCCGACGCTTGCCGAACTGCTGGCGCGCCCAGGCCCCGGGGGTGGGTAAAAGTCTAATTCCGTCCTCGTTGTGGACCGGTGGCCAATAAACTGGGCGGACGCGCGAAATTGGGAATCTTTTTTTTGGAGAAGGACTTATGAAAGGGCGGCGGCCAAAACCGGCAGCGCTGAAGAAAGCGCAGGGAAATCCCGGGCACCGGCGCGTGCCCGAGGTTCCGGCGCAGCCGTCGCCGCCGCACGTCCTGTCGGATGGCGCGATCAGCCTGAACGAGCAGGCCGCTCTTCTGTACGACCACGTTTCCGGGTCGCTCAAGCAGATGAACTTCGTGCGCCACAGCGACGAGCCGCTGTTGCGGCGCTACTGCGATCTGACCGCGCGCTACTGGAAACTAAGCCAGAAGGTGGACCATCTCGGCGACGAAACCTACGAGTGCGAGACGACGGTCGGCGGCAAGATGGAGCGCATCCGTCCGCAGTTTCTTGCCATGATGATGCTGTCGAAGCGCCTCGAGACGATGGAAGATCGCCTCGGCCTGTCGCCGGCGGCGCGCCAGCAATACCTGCTCAAGGTGTTCGCCGCCGGCCAGCAACCGAACTTGCCGGGCGATCGCCCGGCGCGCGACACAACGGGCAGCCGTGTGCCGGCGCCGGATCTACTTTCTGGCGGCGTCGTGCGTCGCGATGCGCTCAACTAGAACGAAATCGGGCCAGCGTGTCCGCTTCAACGCAAACGGCAAATACTGGTTTGACGGCCGCGCCGCCGAGGACGCGATCGGTTTCTTCGAGCATCGGCTCAAACACACCAAGGGCGAATGGAAAGGTCGCGCCTTCATCCCAAATCGCGAAGAGCGGCGCATCGTGCGCAAGCTTTTCGGATGGAAGCGGCTCGACGGCACACGGAAGTTCCGCAGGGTTTGGATCGAGTGGGCGCGCAAGAACGGCAAAACGGAATTCGTCGCCGGGCTGATGATCCTGCTCCTGATGGACGACCTGGAGGGAGCGGAACTCTACAGTCTGGCGCGAGAGGAAGGTCAGGCGCGCATCATTTTCGAAGTCGCCATCCTGATGGTCGCGATGGACGAGAAGTTGAAGACGAAGATCGAGACCTTCAAGACTTCGCTGTTTCATTCGGCGTCGAACGGCTCGTTCAAGCCGCTTTCGTCGTTGCCGGAATCGAAACAGGGATTCAATCCGTCCGGTCTGGTCGGTGACGAGGTTCACGTCTGGCGCAACGGCGATCTTGCCGAGGGCGTTCACGAAGGCGAAGGTGCGCGCAGCCAGCCAGTCGACGTGTTCATCACCACCGCCGGTGAACTCGGCACCTACGCGCACGAGCAGCACGAATACGCGCTGTCGGTAGTGAAGGGCGAAATCGAGGACGACACGCTGCTGGTCTCCATTCTGGCGGCGCCGGACGATGCCGACTGGACCGACGAGAAGACCTGGCCGCTGGCCAATCCGAATTTGGGTGTGTCGCCCAAGTGGGAATTCCTGCGCGACGAATGCCGCAAAGCGCGTGCGCTGCCGAGGCTGCAAAACCGATTCCGGCGCTATTACCTGAACCAGTGGGTCGAGCAGTCGACGCGCTGGATTCCGATGGAGTTTTGGGATGTCTGCACCAGCGCGCCGACTACCGCCGCGGCGAAGTTGTTCTCCTCCGGCGAGGATCTCGATCCGCTCTTGAAGGCGCGTCTCGATAAGCGCCTGCCGCACGATCCGCTGCTATGGAAGAAGCTGCCCGAACGTCTGAAAGGGCGCAGTTGCTGCGGTGGTCTCGACCTGGCGACGACACGCGACCTTGCGAGCCTGTGTCTATGGTTTCCACCACTCGATGGCGACGACATTCACACGCTGCTGTGGCGTTTCTGGCTGCCGAAGGACACGCTTAAGCTGGCAAGTCCGTCGGAGCGGTCTCGGTACGAAAGTTTCGAGGCATCCGGCGCGCTGACGCTCACACCCGGCAATGTCACAGACTATGCCTTCATCGAGCGCGATATCGTCGAGTGGAGCGTGATGTTTCACGTCATGCTGTTGGGTATCGACCGTTTCAACGCGACGGATCTCGCTGTTCGCCTGCGCGGCAACCAGGACATCAAGGCGGAGTTCTTCGGTCAGGGTTTTGTGTCGATGTCAGCGCCGTCCAAGCAGTTCGAGCGGCACTTCCTCGGTCTGCAGCTCGAACACGGCAACAATCCGGTGGCGCGGTGGATGGCCCGCAACGTCGCGGTCGATACCGATGCACACGATAACATCAAGCCGATCAAGCCGTCGACCGGCATCGGATCCAAGGCGCGCAAGACGTCGGCAAAGGTGGACGGCATCGTGGCGGCAATCATGGCCAAGGGAATGACGATGTCGGAGAAAGCTCTGCCGGCGACCGAATCCGTCTACGAAAAATTGGCCCGTCTCAAGCGCGAAAAGGTACAAGCGGCATGATCTCCCGAGCATTGCTGAAAACGGCCGTCGCGGTTGCCCTGCGCCTTGCGTCAACGGCCCGCCAAGCCGTTGTCGGAATTGCGTCAGTCGTTGCACGTGAAACGCCACTGCTCGGCGGCTTTGCCTCCATTACTTACGGCGCATGGCTTTGGTCGCACCCGCTGGGCTACGTGGCCGGAGGCGTGCTGGCGGTATTCTACCGGATTCTGTGGGAGTTGCCGCAGATCGCGGCTGCCAAGCAGGTCGAGCCGAAATGAGAAGCGGACCGACGTCGGCTTTGGCGCACATGTTCGGGCGCGTGCTGAACAGCGCGATCGAAAACCCGAATGTGCCGATCACGCCGGAAGCCCTTGTCAGCCTGCTGGGCGGCGGTCCGACCTATGCCGGTCCGCATGTCAACGAGCGCAGTGCGATGCGTTCCTCGGCCGTGTTTGCGTGTGTGGCGCTCAATTCCGGCTTG